ATAATTGTCGTCATCAATGGAGTTACGTCAATCCTGATTGGTATGATAGTAGCGGTGAACTAATAATATAGGAGTAAAACATGTCAGAAGAACAAAAAAAAGAAACTTCAACACCTGTTGAAGCTAAAGAACAAGTAAAACAAGAACAACCAAAAACAGAGACAAAATCTTTCACACAAGAACAATTAGATAATATTGTTCAAGCTAGATTAATGGCAGAACGTAAAAAGTATGAAAGAAAAATGGAAGAAGAAGAAAAACAAAAAACAGAACTTCTAAAACAAAAACAATTAGAAGAAGCTAAATCTAAATCTGAGATCGAAAAGCTTATGAAAGAAAGAATAGCTGAAAAAGATACTGAGATTAATAGATATAAAAATGAGATCAAAAAAGAAAAGATTGATAATTCTATCTTATCTGTTGCATCAAAGAACAATGCAATCAATCCTCAACAAGTCGTACAGTTAATTGAAAGAGAAGTTAAATTAAATGATGATGGAAGAATAGAGGTACTTGATAATAATTCTAATGTAAGATATAACTCAAAAGGTGAACTCTTAACAATAGAAGATAGAGTTAAAGAGTTTTTAGATACGAACCCACACTTCCGCAATGCAACAGTTCAAGGTTCAGGAAGTAAAGCAAGTATCGGTGGTAATACTGTAAAACCCTTTAAAATTCAGGACTTAGATATGAGCAAGGCAGAAGATCGTAAGCGATATGCAGAATATCGTAAAGAACGAGACTCAGCACCTGTTCAGATTAATTTAACAAATAACAAATAAGGAAAACAAAAATGGCTCAAGAAAGCACAAGTTCTACACTATCGGAACTATACACAGAGATAGTGGCAGAGGCATTATTCGTAGCAAGTGAAAGATCAATCATGAGACCACTTGTAAGAAACTATGCCGTAACAGGTGGTGGAAAGTCAGTTGAAGTTCCAATATACTCAGCAGTATCTGCATCAGCAGTATCGGAAGCATCTGATTTATCTAACACAGCTATTGACCCAACATCAAAAACAATTACTTGTTCAGAGCATGGGTTAATGACAACTCTTACAGATTTAGCAAGAAATTCAGCACCAAGAAATGTTGCTGGAGATATTGGTAGATTATTCGGAGAAGCAATCGCTAAAAAAATTGACACAGACTTAACAGCTTTATTCGGTGGTTTTTCAACTACTGTTGGTTCAGCTTCAACAGCTATGTCAGCTTCTTTAATCTTCCAAGCAGTTGCAAAATTAAGAGCAAACGCAGTTCCGGGAGATAACCTCTCTGCTGTAATCCACCCACAAGTAGCATTTGACTTGAAATCAGGTCTTACAAACACATTTGCTAACCCTAATCCAGGTGTAGGTAATGAAGCTTTGAGATCAGGTTTAGTTGGTCAAATCGCTGGTGTAAATATATTTGAAACTTCAAATATGGCGGACTCATCAGGAAACAATCCAGGAACAACAGGTGATTACAAAGGTGCAGTATTTCACCCTGAAGCACTAGGACTAGCAATGATGCAAGACCTCAAAATCGAAACTCAAAGAGATGCTTCTCTAAGAGCAGATGAGATTGTTGCAACAGCAGTTTATGGTGTAGGTGAATTAAACGACACTAATGGTTGTGAGATTGAATCAGACTCATCAATCCAATAATCATAATTTTATTAGGGCGAGAAATCGCCCTAATATCAACTAGGAGAACTTATGGATATAAAATTAACAAATGGTAGAAAAATAATAGTAAAAGAAAAGAAGTATTACGAAGCTAATCTAGCCCACTTTACGAGAAATGGTTTTTTCCCTGTCAAAGATAACGAAATAAAAAAAGCGACTAAAAAAGATATTTCTGATAAAGTGGTTCAGCTAAAACCTAAAAAGAAAAAAACAAGGAAGAAAAAATGAAACATTTAAATAAATATATGGCATTAGCAAAGAAACACCCTAAAATAGCTGGTGGTATTGCAATAGCTTTAGTTATAATAATTTGGGCTTTATAAAATGGCAAACTTCACAGGTGCAAATGTAATTACGGCTTCAGATGTAACAGGTTATCAACCTGATGCTTTTGGTTTTGGTATAGCTTCAACAGATACAGAAGCAACTAATTTTTTTACACAAACAACTAATGATATTTTGAGACAGCTTAGAATAGAGTGGTGGTCTGTGTATAAAACAAATGTATATACTGATATTACAGTATTAGGCACTAATGAAATGGATAATACAAAAGTTAATTTAGACCAATTCAAACGTGCTGGTGTATATCTGTTTTTAGGTAGGTTTCTTTGCCCAGCTTTAACAAAATTTAGACCTGAAACAGAAAAAGATAGATTTGAAAGAATGGCAGAAAAATATATGTCAGAATACAATAAAGAGTTTGATTTAATTTTAAATGATGGTGTTGAGTACGATTCATCAGAAGATGGGTCAATAACAAAAAGTGAAAGAGAACCTTTACACGGAACTCAAAGACTAATTAGATAATGGCTATTCAATTATTGCTTGTTCCATTAAGAATTGCTGGTGCAATGCGTATGGCTTCAGCATTAGGCGGAAATAGAGACCCAAAACTTAGAGGTGATATTCAGTTAGGTATGAAAACTAACTCTAAGGAACTATCAAAAAAACTAGGTAAGTTTCAAAGTAAATTATCAAGAACAATAGACAAAGGTGTTAGACAAGCTGGTTTTCAATTACTTGATATAATTAGAACTAAAACAGCAAAAGGTATTGACATTAATTCAAGAAAATTTGCACCTTATAGTTCAGGATATATTAAAAAATTAAATAGAGAGGGAAAGAAAACAGCAGTAGATTTATTTTATACAGGTAGAATGTTAGGTTCTTTAACACCAAATCAAACTATAAAAAAAACAGGCAAACACAAAGTAACTCTTGCTTTTACAAACGCAGAGATGAGACAGAGAGCATTATTCAATCAAGTTTTAAATGAACCAAAAAGAGTATTTTTTGGCTTTAACAGAAGAACAGAAAAGATTATAAACAAATCTTTTGAAAAGTTTGTTAAAAAGGAACTTAGAATATGAGTGTAAGAGAAAACATAGCTTCTAATTTATTATCTGTAATATCAGCTATCAGTAGCCCAATAACAATCAAAAAAGCTACAAGACAACCTTTTGATTTAGACGAATTATCAGACAAACAATATCCAGCAGTAATTGTACAAACATCTGAAGAAACAAGAGAAGATGAAGAACTTGGTTCAGGTGCAAAAACAAGATTAGCAACAATAGACTTCGTTGTATCAGGATTTGTTAAAGGTGCAGAATCTAATATTGACACTAAAAGAAACGAGTTGATAACAGCGATTGAAACTGCCGTAGAATCTGATATTACTAGAAACAGCAACGCATTAGATACAATGGTTGTAGCTTGTGAAACTGATGAGGGTACTTTGTTTCCTATTGGCGGAATAAGAATGACAATTAGATGCGTTTATACTTATCAATCAGGAACACCATAAGGAGAAATAAATGGATAAAATTATAAATAAAATACAAAAGAAAATAGACGCAATAGAAAAATTACACGACAAAGAATCTTTAATGTGTGAAGAAGTAAAAGACTTGTTAGAAGAACTTAGAGAAAATCAATCAGAAGATGATGTTGATGAGGATTTAGAAGATGATTTTGAAGAAGATATTGACGAGGAAGAAGAAAACTAATATAAAAGCAAAATAGGAGAATAATATGGCAGTACATCATGGTAAAGAGGGCGAAGTTGTAGTAGGCGGTTCAGCAGTAGGAGAACTTAGTTCGTTCACTTTAGAAACGACAGGAGATGTTGTTGAAAGTACAAAAATGGCAGACTCAGCAAAATCTTTTGTTGCTGGTAGAACGTCATTTTCAGGAACTTTGGAAATGCACTTTGATGAAACAGATAGTGTTCAAACACAATTAGTTGCTGGTGCTAGTGTTACCTTTAAACTATTACCTGAGGGTTCATCTGCTGGTGATAGAAAATTTGAGGGTGCTGGTATCATAACAGGTATGAGTGTAAATCAACCACTAGACGGAATAGTTGCAAGAAGTGTTACATTTCAAGGAACAGGTGCTTTAACAATAGGAACTGAGTAATAATAATATATGTCAGTAATTGACATTGCTAAATCACATTTTGATAACATAGGTGTTCAATCTATGGAAGTTTCAGAATGGAAAGATGAGAATGGAAAAGCTGTAACGTTATATTGGAATCCTATAACACTTTTAGAAAAAAATAGACTTCTTAAAAAATCAGATACTTTAAACGATATTGCAATACTTGCTGATGTTTTAGTTATGAAAGCTTTGGATAAAGATGGAAAAAAAGTATTTAAGCTTGAAGATAAACAAACATTAATGAATAGTGCAGACCCTAATATTCTTCAACGCATTGCCCAAAAGATGGTAGAAGTTCCCTCGATAGACGAGTTAAAAAAAAAATAAAATTTACACCTGAAATTAAGAATTTACTTACAGTAGCAGATAGATTAAAAATAACTTTATCCGACCTTTTAAAAATGGAAGTTTGGGAGTATAATCATTGGCTATCGTATTTTATGGTAGAGGGTGAAGAACATAACGAAGCAGTAAATAAGTCAAGGTATAAATAATGGCACAAAACCTAAAGATAAACATAACAGCTAAAGATAAAACACAACAAGCTTTTTCAGGTGTTAGAGGTAAATTAAAAGGTTTAAAAGATTCAATATTCTCAGTTCAAGGTGCTTTAGTAGGACTTGGTGGAGGTCTTGCAATAAGATCAATAGTTGGCACAGGTAGAAGCATAGAAGATTTACAAGTAAGACTAAAACAATTATTTGGTTCTACACAAGAGGGTGCAAAAGCTTTTGATGTGATGGCAAACTTTGCATCTAAAGTTCCGTTTTCACTAGAGCAAATACAACAAGCATCAGGAAACCTTGCAGTTGTCGCTGGTGATGCAAACCAATTATCAAAAATATTAGAAATTACAGGTAATGTTGCATCTGTAACAGGATTAGATTTTGCTACAACAGCAGAACAAATACAAAGATCATTTGCTGGTGGTATAGCTTCAGCAGATATATTTAGAGAACGAGGTGTTAGAGATTTATTAGGATTTAGTGCTGGTGCTACTGTGTCAGCAGAAGAAACGATAAAAGCTTTTGAAAAAGTATTTGGTAAAGGCGGAAAATTTGGAAAAGCAACTGACGAGTTAGCGAATACCTTTACAGGAACTTTATCTATGCTAGGTGATAAATTATTTAACTTTAAAAGAAATGTGGCTGGTGAGGGATTTTTTGATGAACTAAAAAAACAATTTAAAGATTTAAACCAATTTATAGAAGATAACGCAAAAGACTTTGAAGCAATAGGTAGAGCCATAAGTAAAGTTTTAACTGTTGCAGTAAAAGCATTTGCAACAGCAGTAAGAACAGTAGGCAAAGTTGTAGGATTTTTAAGACGACAAGTTGAAAATTTATTAAGAGCATTAGGTAAAGATATTCCTGTTGTTATAGAAATTCAAAAAATACCTGATGCAATAGATACTGCCAATATTAAACTTGGAAAACAACAAACATTATTTGAAAAAATTAGAGATGGTATAAAAAAACAAAATGATGCTTTTGATTTATCAAAAGAAATAGTTGGAAGTATAACCAAATCTGTTGGCTCTGTTTCAAAAAGTTTAGCTGAAGCATTAGTATTAGGTAAGGATTTAAACGCATCACTAAAACAATTAGCACAATCTATTTTAATTGAAATCATTGCAAAAACTATTGAGAGAATAGCTTTATTAGGTATTGAAAAAGTAATTACATTTTTATTAACAGACAAAGAGGCAAAGAAGAACAATCTTATAGGACAACAAAATGCACAACTTAAACAACAGATCGCTTTACAAGCTATATTGATGGCTATGGGTGGCGGTGGAGGAGGTGGTAGTGGAATACCTTTTTTTAATAAAGGTGGTTCAGTAAGAAAAAATCAACCTGTAATAGTTGGTGATAGTGCTTCAGGTAGAGGTGGTGAATTATTTATACCAAACTCAACAGGTCAAATAGTTCCTAATTCAAGACTTGGTTCAAGAAGTGGTGCAGTGAATGTTAATTTTACAATTAATGCAGTTGATGCAACAGGAATTGACAGATTATTAGTTGAGAGACGAGGAACTATATCAAGAATAATTAACGAGTCAGTTAATGAAAGAGGGAGTAGTAATTTAATCTAATGAGTGGTGCTTTCCCAATATCAAATTCTGCATTCTCTACAATGGGAATCAAATCAATTCAAACTACAATTATTTCAAAATCAGATAGTGGTAAAAAATTAGCAAGACAAATAGACGGACAAAGATTTGCTTTTACAGCAGATATAATTACTGCAAAAAGATCAGATGTGTATGGAGAACTTATGGCTTTTATTATGAAGCAAAGATCAGGAAAAGAAAATTTTACTATTGTTCCGCCTGAAGTAGAAGATGCTAGAGGAACTGCAAGTGGTGTTCCACACGGAACTGCATCTGCTGGAGCAACTTCAATAACTCTTGGCGGTAGTGGGTCAGGCACATTGTTAAGTGGAGATTTTATAAAATTTTCTAATCACACTAAAGTTTATATGGTAGTTGCAGATCAATCAGATATATCAACAGGAACTTTAACGATAGAACCACCTTTAACAACAGCAGTATCGTCATCAACTATTGTCTATGATAATATTCCTTTTACTGTGTTTTTGACAAATGATGTGCAAGAGTTTGGAGCAGTAGGAGCAGATAAAGATGGGAATGTTTTGTATCAATATCAATTAGATGTTGAGGAAGCTTTGTAATGAAATATTTAGTTAGACATTGGATAAATGTTGATATGATAGCTGAAGAAGTTATTGATGGAGACGGAGTTGATTTAAAAACAAATAATATTGGAAAACATGAAGAACCATCTGATAATGCAACTTATATCGTATCAGATTATATAAAAGTAAAAAGGAGAACAATAGAAGATTATGACGAGAAGCTTAACGACAGCAATAAAGAACGAACTAGCAACAAATGATCTTAGACCAGTACATCTTATTACAATCGGTTTTAGTAGCCCTGTCAATATTACTGATTGTTCATTTCCTTTAACAAGTTCTGTTTCAGGTTCAAGTGTAACTTACAGTTCATCAAGTTTCATAATGGGTCTTTCTAATTTTTCTGAAGAAGTAGATATTACCAAAACAACTTTAAATTTAGGACTTTCAGGTGCAGATCAAACTTTTATTTCAACTGCTTTAAATGAAAATGTTGTCAATGATTCAGTTACTATTCATAGAGGATTTTTAGATGACTCTAATGCTTTAATATCTGACCCATTCTTACTTTACAAAGGAACGATTGATACATTTGAAGTTTCTGAAAAAGGTAGTGATAGCAGTATTATTTTTAAGATTGTATCACATTGGGCAGACTTTGATAAATTAAATGGTCGTAAAACAAACAATACATCTCAACAAAGATTTTTTAGTACAGATGTTGGTATGGATTTTTCAAGTCAAACTGTTCAAGATATTAAATGGGGTAGAGCATAATGGAACAGATTATAAAATTATTTCAAAGTTTTGATAAATATAAAAATAACACTTATCAAGAATTATATTATCATATTTTGCCATCAGTAGATTTGAAACAATACAAAGTTTTTAAAGACAACAAAGGTATTTATGGTTTTGTTAATTGGGCTAAATTAAATAATGTAGATGAAGATTATTACACTTCAACAGGACATTTATATAAAAGTCAATGGAATACAGGCAATAATGTTTGGTTATATGATATTGTAATTTTAAGAAAAGCTAAAGAAGTTATGAGGTGGGTTTATAATTATTTTAAAGGTTATTTAAGAACTAATGAATCTATTAATTGGTTAAGATTAGATAAAGATAATAAAATTTATAGAGTTGGTAAAAAATATAAAAGGGAGTTTCATAATTAAATGGGTGGTGTAGTAAAAAAAATAATTGAATTACCTGTAAAGATAGTATCTAAAGCTTTATCTTGGTTAGTGCCTCAACCTGAGATACCTGAGTTTGGTGAGACAGATTTTGACTCTTTTGAAAAAGGTATTCTTCTTAATAAACAATCTAATGATGCTTCTATTCCTGTTGTGTATGGGGAGAGATTGGTTGGTGGAACTAGAGTATTTTTAGAAACTTCAGGAACAGATAATGAATTTTTATATATGGCTTTAGTTATGTGTGAGGGTGAAATAAACTCAATAGAAGAAATTAGAGTAGATGACAAAACAGTAAGTTTTGATGGTGCTTTATCTGATAATACACAAAGATCAGTAGCAAGTTCAGATGGAAACTTTTATAAAGATTCTGTTTCATATATTACAGTAGAACCACATTTAGGTTCAGATGGTCAAAGTGCATCTAGCTTACTTTCAACATTATCAAGTTGGGGTAGTAATCATAAGTTATCAGGTTTAGCTTATTTAGCTTTGAAGTTTAAATGGAATCAAGATATTTTTGGTGGCATACCAAAAGTTCAAGCAAAAATAAAAGGTAAAAAAGTTGTTACATTAGCTTCTAATCTTTCAGAATCCTCTCCTACTTTTTCATCTAATCCAGCTTTTTGCTTATTAGATTATTTAAGAAATACAAGATATGGAAAAGGTTTAGCAACAACAGATATTGATTTACAAAGTTTCTATGATGCTTCGCAAGTTTGTATTACACAGGTTACTCCGTTTTCAGGTGGAAGTAATATAAATTTATTTGATTGTAATGCTGTTTTAGATACTTCAAAAAAATTAATAGAAAACACAAGAATTTTAATAAGGGGTTGTAGAGGGTTCTTGCCTTATAGTGGTGGTAAATATAAATTAATAATAGAAACAACAGGAACTGCATCTATCACTCTAACAGAAGATGATATTTTTGATGGATATTCCTTAGCAAGTGAAGATAAAAATAATAAATATAATAGAGTTATTTGTAGTTTTGTAAATCCTGATAGGAACTTTCAAGTAGATGAAGTTCAGTTTCCACCAATAGATGATTCAGGATTAGCAAGTGCAGATCAACACTCAACAATGAAAACAGAAGATGGCGGTTTTTTATTAGAGGGTAGATTTGATTTTCAGACATTGACTTCTCCTTATCAAACTTCTGAGATGGCAGAAATAATTTTAAGAAGATCAAGGGAAGCTTTAAAATTAAATATAACAGTTGGCGGAAATGGTTATGATTTAAGTATTGGAGATATTGTTAATGTAACTCACGCATCATTAGGATTTTCTGCTAAAGCATTTAGAGTAAATAGTATTTCATTTAATGAAGATTTTACGTTAGGTTTAAATTTAATAGAACATCAAAATTCACATTATACTTTTGCTTCCAAAGCACAAGTTGCAAGTACACCAGCAACTAATTTACCAAATCCTTTTTCTATTCAACCACCAGCAAGTGTAACTCTAACAGATGAAATGATAGAATATGCAGATGGAGTTGTATTAACAAGATTAAACATTGTAATTGGTGCATCACCTGATTCGTTTGTACAATATTATCAAGTTGAAGCGAAGAAAACATCTGAGACTAATTTTAAATTAATATCTAGCGGAACAGAGTTAAGACATGAGTTTTTAAATGTAGTAGATGGAGAAAATTACACAGTTAGATGTAAAGCCATAAATGCTTTTGGTGTATCTTCATCTTTCACTTCCGCAACGCATGATGTTATTGGTGCAACAGAAACTCCAGCAGATGTAACAGATTTATCAGTATCATTAGTAGGGTCAAATCAAATGGAGTTATCTTGGACTCCTGTTGCAGATTTAGATATAAGCTGGTATGAGATTAGGTTTCAAGATGTAACAAGCGGTGCAACTTGGAACGAAAGCACACCACTTGCAAAGGTAGTAAGAAGAAAATCGAATGCTTTAGTGGTCAATGCACAAGTAGGAAGCTTTTGTATTAAAGCGGTAGATAAATTAGGTAATAGTTCTGCAAATGCTAGTATTGTTTCAACTAATATATCAGGATTACAAAACTTTGTACGAACACAAACTTTTAGTGAATAATGGCAGATTTTTTAGGAACAAGAGGAACAGGAGTAGCTTTATCAAGAGATAATGCAAATAGACTCGTTCTTATTTTAGACACAATTACAAATGTTGATAGTTTAGTCGGAAACATAGATAGCCCTGAGGGATTATTTGATTTAGGCGGAACTGACCAAACTTCTAATCCTACAAACTTCGAGGGTAATATTAGGGCATCAGGAACTTATGATTTTGCAAACACTTTATCGTTTGACGCAATTTATGATGTAAGTTTAGGTGCTATCTTAGGCATGTCATCTGAAGATGAATACGATTTATTTGACTCAGGTAGAGGTGCTTCTTTATTTGAAGATGCAAAAGCACCTTTTGATGGTAGCCCTGAAATACAATGTGGTGCTGAAATACAAGTAGGTTCAGATAATACAGATTTAGCAAACATTACAACCTTTAGAAAAATAGCACAACAAAGCACAATTAAAGGAAAATTTTTTAAATTTAAATGTATTATTACTTGTGAAGATTCTAAAGTAAGAGCAAAAGTACATGATCTTAAATTTACAGTAAATTTTGAAAAAAGAACTGAAACAGGAGAAGATGTAGTTTCTTCAGCATCAGGTTCAGCTATAACTTTTACAAATGCTTTTTTTGCAACTCCATCAATAGGTATTTCTGCACAAGGAATGCAAGTTGGTGATTTTTTCACAATATCTTCTAAATCAAAAACGGGCTTTACAATTCAGTTCTTTAATAGTAGTAATACAGGTATAAGCCGAACTTTTGATTTTCAAGCAATAGGACACGGACTTAAATCTACAAGTTAAAAAAGGATTATAATATATGGCACAAGTTTCAGACTACACTCTCGATAATCAGGGTTTTGCTTCATTTAGAACAGAACTCAATAATATTTTATCTGCAATCAACACAAGTAATTTAGGAACGTCTGCACCATCATCAGTTGCACAGGGAACTTTATGGGTTGATTCAGGAACTTCAGGGAAACTTAAAGTAAAATTAAATGACGGAACAGATAACGTAGAGTTATTTGAAATAGACATTTCATCAAACGCAATAACAAGTAATATGTCCGTAACAGGAACAATAACAGAAGCTGACCCAAATGCTATTCCATTTGCGGTAGCTTTAGGAAGTTAAAATATGGCAAACAATTTTGATGATGCAACAGTAGCAATATCTAATAACAGCTTAACGGATATAGTAACTGCTAGTTCAAAGTCTTTAGTAATTGCTGGAACATTATGTAATACAGGGGGAACGTCTTTAAACGTGACTCTTAAAAAATATGATAATGGAACAACAACTGCTTTTACGATTTTAAACACAGTTCCTTTACCAAGTGGCTCTTCATTAGAAATACCTAAGATCGTATTAAATACATCTGATAAAATACAAGCACAATCAGACGATTCTTCAGGTAATCTTACAGTTGCGTTACAATTATTAACACAGGTATCGTAATGACAAATTACATAGGAAACAAACCAGCAGATATTCCTGTTAGTGTTAATGATCTACCAACAGGAATTACAAATGCTAAATTACAAAACTCACAAATAACTATCAATGGTTCTGCGGTCTCTTTAGGCGGAAGCACAACGATTGCAACAGGCACAGATTGGCAGTCAGTAGTAACTGCTTCAACTTTAAATGCAGTTTCAGGAAAAGGTTACCCAATAGACACTTCTTCAAACACTTGCACGATCACTATGCCAGCAACCCCAACTGTCGGAGATACTATTGTCTTCGTTGACTATGCAAGAAATTTTGGAACAAATAAAATTATAATAAATCAAAACTCAAAAAATTTTCAAGGATATACTTCACCGAACCCTGAATACGATACAGATGGTCAAGCTATTACTTGTACTTACATTGATGCTACTAAAGGTTGGATTCCAACAGTAGATGATGATGTTACTTTTGAAACACAACAAACTTATACTTGCGATTTTTTAGTTTTAGCTGGAGGTGGTTCAGGAGCTGAGGACATAAGTGGTGGTGGTGGTGCTGGAGGATTACGTTCTTCGGTATCAGCAACAGGCGGTGGTGGTTCAACAGAAACAGCTTTACAATTAATACCCTCAACAGTCTATACAATTACAGTAGGTGCTGGTTACCCAGCATCTGACAATAATTCAGGATCAGGTTCTAATAGTTCCATCTCAGGCTCAGATATTACTGACATTGTTTCAATCGGTGGAGGGGAAGCTGGAGGAAATTCAGGATATGGAGCAACTTCTGATAACGGACAAGATGGTGGTTGCGGTGGAGGAGCAAGAGGAGGCTCAGGCACAGGAGGATCAGGCACTTCAGGTCAAGGATATGCTGGTGGTAATGGTCATGGACAAGGCGGTGGCGGAGGCGGAGGAACAGGTGCAGTCGGAGTCGCTGGAGCAAGTAATAATGGAGGCAACGGAGGAGATGGAGTTTCAAATTCAATAACAGGTTCTGCTGTCAATTATGGTGGCGGAGGAGGAGGCGGAGTTACAAACGGAAATTCTGTCGGCTCAGGAGGTGCTGGAGGAGGAGGTGCTGGTACAAACGTGCAACACTCAAAAGGAACTGACGGCTCTGCAAATTTAGGCGGAGGCGGTGGAGGTGGAGGAAACTCTACTAACACAGATGTTTCCGCTGGAGGCTCAGGTGTTGTTATTTTAAGAATTGCAACATCAGATTATTCAGGAACAACGTCAGGAAGTCCAACAGTTACAACAGATGGTTCACACAAAGTTATCAAATTTACAGGGTCAGGGAGTTACACAGCATAATGGCACATTTTGCAAAAATAGGTAAAGGAAATATCGTTCAACAAGTTGTCGTAGTTGCAAATGCAGTTTTAAAAGATAAAGACAATAATGAACAAGAAAGTTTAGGTGTTAAATTTTTACAAGAACTTTACGGAAGCAGAGATATTTGGAAACAAACATCTTATAATACAAGGGGTGGTGAACACCAATTAGGAGGAACACCTTTTAGAAAAAATTTTGCATCTGTGGGTTATACTTATGATGAAGAAAAAGATGCTTTCATTCCACCTCAAAAATATAAATCATGGACTTTAGATGAAGAAAGTTGTAAATGGAAACCTCCTGTTGCACATCCTCTTGATGGTAAAAGTTATACTTGGAATGAACAAACTTTAAATTGGGATGAGGTAGAATAATATGGCTATAATAAAATTAAATAAACTTTCTTTACCTGATACTTTAGATTTATCAGCTAAAACTTTAACATTACCAGCATCATCAGTAACTGCCCACGCATCAACTTTTGATGATAATAAAATTAACACTAATATAGCTTTATTAGGGTTTAAATCGGCAGTGAATGGGTCACTTATAAAATATAATTTACAAGATAACATTATTGATGATTTTCAAGATAGTTCAGGAATTGATACAGGTGCATCTTCAAATGAACAAGTTGCATCAGGTGCTGTTGGCGGAACAGTAGCTTTTGATGGTGCAGAAACGTCAATCTCACAAGGCACAGGAACAGCAATAGGTAACATGACAGGGGGTGGCGGTATTGCTAATGCTTTTAATGGCACTCAACACCCAGCTATATCAAGTTCTGCAACTATAAGCGGAACTTCAGGACATATTGGAAAAAATTGGGGAAGTAATAAATCAATTTCTAAATTTGCTTGGCACTCAACAAATAATGATGGTTACAGTAATGATTCCAATAATGCAAGTGGTATGACACTCCAACTTTATGGAAATAGTGTAAATGATTTTTCTTCTGCTACCGCTATTGGCTCTGCTGGAAGTATCTCAAATGGTAGAGCAAATTCAAACACAACAACAGTAACAGTAGATGCAAGTGGTTTATTTCAATATCATTGGGTGCAAATTAATGCTGGAACAGCAGGTTTATTAGCTTGTGGCGAATTACAGTTTTGGGAAGAAGCTTTATCTTCCGCACAAGACCTTACTTTAATTTCAAGTGCCACAACTGCTGAATCAGCACCATCAACATCAGATTTAATTATAGCAATGGAAGATACAACAGGAACAGCTACATTAAATACTGATATTAAAGGATATGTCTCTAGAGATGGTGGGTCTAATTACACGCAAGTTACTTTAGTTGATGAGGGTGATTTTAGCGGAAACACAAAAATTATAGTTGCACATGATGTTGATATTTCTTCTCAACCTAGTGGAACATCAATGAGATATAAAATAACAACGCACAATCAAGGAGTATCTAAAATAACAAAAGTTGATGCAGTAAGTTTTGGGTGGAAATAATATGACAAGATATATAGGAAAACAACCAGCTTTTGGAAACTTTGTAAAACTAGATGCAATAAGTGTAGTCAATGGTCAATCAGCTTACACTATGCAAAGTGGCAGTTCAAATTTTACAAACTATGACAATGTAAATCAGTTTATCGTTTCACTTAACGGAGTAATCCAAGCACCAACAGATTCATTTACAGTTTCAGGTTCTACAATCACATTTGCTTCAGCTTTAAGTACAGGTGATGTCATAAATTTTATTTTAGTTTTAGGTGATGTGCTTTCAGTAGGAACACCAAGCGACAATACTGTTTCAACTGCTAAAATTCAGAATACTGCCGTCAATGCAGATAAATTAGCGACAGATGCTGTACAAACTGCAAAGATTCAAAATGATGCAGTAACAACTGATAAAATTAATTTAATATCAACTTCTTCAACACCTAGCTTAGAGGCTAAAGGAACTTCAGGTCAGACAGATGGATATATCCAATTAAACTGTGAACAAAATTCTCATGGTATTAAATTAAAATCACCACCTCATAGTGCTGGTCAATCTTACACTTTAACTTTTCCATCTACTTCACCAGCGACAGATAAAATGTTACAAACAAACTCGTCAGGAGTTTTAAGTTTTGTTGATGCACCAAGTGGTGCTATGAAACTTCTCCATACTGCAACAGGGTCAAATGTTTCTCAAATAGATATGACAGGATATTTTACTTCTGACTATGACCATTACAAATATATTTATACTGTCTATCCAGCAACCAACAATACAGATACTATTCTTAGAATAATGCAAGGTGGTTCGGTAGTTACTTCATCAAATTATTGGTATGCTGGTATGGGTATGTATAGGGCATCAGGAACTACATCTGCAAATTCTGATGGAAGTAATGGTGCAAATCATTGGCGAATTTCATCTTCAGATCAAACAAATAATGCCCAATATCCAACAACAGGTGAATTGCTTTTATCAAACCCTTTAAGCACAACACACAACACAACTTTTACAACGACAAATATTGGTTACAATTCAGGGAGTACACCAAGTGCAATAAGAGTTTGGACTTTTGCTGGACAATATGTTGATGCGTCTGCAAGTTCAGGACTTTCTTTTCAATATGATGGTGGAAATATTTATGGCACAATAAGATTATATGGTATTGTAAATAGTTAGGATTTATTATGGTAATGTATAAATTAGTAAATAACAAAAAAGTAAAACTTTCTAAAGCAGAAGAAACAGCTAGAAAAAAGGAAATAGAAGAAGCAAAAGCAAGACGAGAGCAAAGAATTTCAATTCAAGAACAAAAACAATTAGATAAAGATTCAGCAATAACAAAACTTAAAGATTTAGGTTTAACAGAAAATGAAATTGATGCTCTTATCAATTAATGTTAAATCTTTTACATATTCTATTAAACATAAGGAGTAATATATGCAATCAGTTAAAGATCGAGTCAAAATCCACGAGGGCTTTAGAGATACTGTTTATTCCGATAGTTTGGGTTTCGCAACTATTGGTTATGGTCATCTTGTTTTACCCAGCGATAATTTTGTTGAGGGTGTTAATTATCCTAGAGAACAGCTTGAAGCTTTGTTTGACAAAGACTTTGAAATTGCTGAAACATCTGCAAACGAACTCTTACAAGGAATAGAACATAACGAAACTGTAAGAGGTATAATAACTGAAATGTGTTTTCAGTTAGGGAAGCCAAGAGTTTTAAAATTTAAAAAGATGTGGTCTGCATTAAGAGATAAGAACTTTGAAGAAGCATCTAATCAAATGATAGACTCAGTTTGGCACAAACAAACAACAAAGAGATGTGAAAGTCTTGCTAAACTAATGAAAGAGAAAGGTGGTACTGAGTGAAACTAACAAAGAAACAAAAAAAATTGCCAATGGCTTTACAAAAAGCTATTATGAAGAAAAAGAAGAAAACTAAAAAAAGGAGATAACTATGCCATATCATACAGGACATGGAATGAAGAAGAAAAAGAAGAAGAAGAAAAAAGGTAAAAAGAAAAGATAATGGTTAAGGTCGCATCAATAAAGAATATTATTAAAGACCTTACACCAAGACAACAAAAGACCATGCGATCTCATGCTAGACACCATACATTAAAACACATGAGATCAATGGCAAGATTAATGGGTGGAAGAAGAAAGCTTAATTTTTCTCAGGCACACCGAGTAGCAATGAGGACAATAGGCAAGTGAGAGGATTTACAACAACAGCTACATTAGCTGAAATGATCAATAAAAGATCAATGAGAAAACGGAGAAGAAGAAGTGGCAAAAAAAAGAAAAAGAAGAAAAGTAGCAAGAGATAAAGAACTTGATCTGCCTAAAAAATATCTTACAGGACTTAAAGGTGGTAAAAGGTCAGCTAGAGCAAGTTTGATTAAATCTATGTCAGCTTTATATAAATCAGGTGCAAGAATACCAGCATCTATGTTTAGGGCAAGGAGAAAATAATGGCAGTACGGAGACGACCTTTATCTAAACAAGTTATTTCTACACTAAGAGCAAAAGCAAAAGGTAGAAAAAATATAACTCTTGGTATGCTTAAAAAAGTATATCGTAGAGGTCAGGGTGCTTTTTTATCTGCTGGTTCAAGACCTCGTACGTCTATGGCTAGTTGGAGTATGGGTAGAGTAAATAGTTTTTTAAGAGGTTCAAGAAAACACGATCTTGATTTAAGAAGAAAAAGACGTAAAAGGTAGTTATGAAAAAAAACTTTACAACAAACGAAAAGTTTATTGAGATTGATGGAAAGATAAAACTGATTCATCAAAAGATTCATACTATCGAAACAAATCATCTTAAACATATGCAAAGAGATATAGATAGAATTTTATATGTCATCTATGCTGTTGCAGTAGCCGTCATCTCCCAATTCCTTTACATTATCTCTAATTAATAGTACAAGTAAAACTTGTATGACTCACAAGAAAATTTTAATAATTTCGGATATGCACTTACCATATCATTCAAAAGACAGCATAAAATTTTTAAAAGAAATAAAAAAAGAATTTAAACCTGACACAGTTATAAACATTGGTGATCTATTAGACTTTCATGCAATATCTATGCACACACACGATCCTGATTTATTCTCTGCTGGACACGAATTGAAAGAAGCTAGAAAATATGTAAAAGAATTAGAAGCTTTGTTTCCAAGAGTAACAGAAGTAGATAGTAACCACTCTAGCTTAGTATATAGACGAGCATTAAAGTTTGGAATGAGTAAAGAATTTTTAAAAGATTATGGAGATTTTTTAGGAACTAGGCATTGGAAGTGGATTGATGATTTGACTATAAGAATGTCAAATGGTCAAAAATGTTTTTTTACTCATGGAAGAAGTGCAGATGTTTTAAAAGTTTCTCAAACTATGGGAATGTCAGCAGTACAGGGTCATTATCACACAAAGTTTTTAGTAAGCTGGTGGGCAAATCCTGATAATCTTTTTTTTGCAATGAATGTAGGTTGTTTAATAAATCAAAAGTCAATGGCATTTGCTTATGCAAAGAATTTTAAAACAAGATTTATTTTGGGGTGTTCTGTTATTCTTGATGGAATACCAAAATTGCTTCCATTAGTTTTAAATAAAAAAGGAGATTGGATAGGAAAGATAGTATGACGGACTTTACTAATGATCTTAAACATCATGAAAAAGGGTGCTGTAAAGCCCATAGATCAACGGAGAGTGCCTTAGATCGTCAGGTTGGTGGGGAACATTACAAGAACGATTTTAAGATACAACCTATTGAATTTATTACAGCTAATAAGCTAAGCTTTATTCAGGCATCAATAATTAAGTACATCTGTCGTTATGATAAAAAAAATGGTAAAGAAGATATAGACAAAGCAATACATTATTGCGAATTATTAAAGGAGTTAGAATGTGGTTAAGTGCAATTAAGATAGCAGTACAAGCTGGTTCAAAAATATATTCAAATAGACAAAAAGCAAAGATAGCAATGTCAGAAG